GTTTTTAAAGTCATTAATTTTTTCAATTAATTGTTTCTTGTCTTTTTCGGCAATAGAAGAATTGTTCACAGCGTTTTTAATTCTTGATATTTCTTCGTTTAAATGGACGATTAAATCAGCGTTATCGTCTGAATACGATAGGATATACTTCGTGAATAAAGTTTTCTGTTCTTCTATTAATACATCTGAATATTTGTCATTAAATTTCTTGATAATCTGTTTATAAACAATATTATCTATGGGACGCATTTCTTGTTTTTCAGTAATATTTTCACATAGCATATGGATAATTAATTCTTCTAAAATGATTTTTTGTTTTATCGAGATATCATCATCAAACAGTTGAGATATAGTGGCCAAGCTCTTATAATTTGGAAGAAAGCTTGTGAACACAGATGGCTCTAATTGCTTATTCATTTTGTTAATAACTTGGGTTTGTTGGTTAAAAACATCTTGGTTATTGAGAGAAAAATATACTCTTTTTGCCTCTTGAACCAATCTATCCGCCGAGCTTTGCTGCATGCCTGTAGATTCATACAGGCTTTTGTATATATCCAGTTCTCTGTGCAATATGGAACTCTTTCCAAAGTGCTCTTTCAAAATAGAAAGAACAACTTTTTTTCTACCATCATCTTTGTTAACAATAGATTTCGTTAATTCTTTAACGAGAGTTTCGTAAAGAAAAGCGGTATTTCTTTTCTTATTGTACTTAACTTTCATTTTTTCTTGCATTATTAAATTTCTCCAAGTTTTCAATCAAATATTTAATTTCGTTATTTGTTGCAAAGATTTCTTTCTCTTCTTGATCATAAGTAGGCTGCTCTGACTCATAAATTCCATTCATAGTAGAAGATAAGCCTCTAAGGCCGGGAAAGATGGAACTCTTTCCTGCCATAGATTCGCCACCTTGAGAGCGCATGGAACGTTTTCTTGCGCCACTAGCACGCGAATCCTGTGTTTGTTTATACATCTTTCCTTTAGCACCCGGAGTAGTATAGTAGCCATCTTCTCTTCTGCCGGGGGGAGGTATCTCGTCGGCTGGGGCTCCTTCGGGGGCTCCTTCTGGTGCTCCTCCACCTTCTGGCGAGGCCAATAGCATGCTATCATCGGCCACCTCTTCTCCACCAACTTCTGGAGTTTCTGCCGGCATTTCTTCGCCACCTCCGGAGGTGCCAAGGTCCAAACCTCCACCACCTCCACCACCGGCTGGTGTTTCTGCTGGTTGCCCTATCTTTTCTAATGAATTGGCGAATTTACGATCATAATACATTTCTCTCTGATTTTTGACAATCTGCTCATCAGAAAGAGCAAATATGTTTTGAGCAATCCAGTGCTTAGAAAAATATCCTTCTGTTGCAGCAGATGCAACATCAAATTTTGTTTTCCAATGATCAAGTTCTTGAAGTGCTGCAATCTTGGAAGGATTGTTTAAAGAAAGTTTAAACGAAATTAAATCTGTTCCACGGAATCCAAGTGTATATAAATGAATAACTCCAATCTTTTCTAGCTCAGCAACAATAACTCTTTGTAATCTTTGAATCGTTCTAGCAAATCGAATGTCTTTTTGTGCTAGAGTTGTTTTATCTTCTGTTGCCCCATCGCCTCTAATAAGATACGACATTGGAACTTTCAAGGCAGCAAATAGTTTGTCTCTAAGATATTTTACGTCCTCTATCGCAGAAGCAAAATTGCCACCGGGAAGAGCTTCTATTTTAGTATTATTTACCCCACCACGAACTGGAATAAAGTAATCTTCGTCAACAGAAGTTGGATTATAACGCAAGTCAACACGACCAGTAGTGGAATCAAGAATCTGATTTCTCTTCATTTGTGTCATGACTTTCTGCATGTATTGCTCTACATCTTCTGGTGGCACGGTGCCTATATCAATGTAGAACACTTTTCTTTCTGGTGATCGAGTTATTCTATATGCCATCATGGCATCTTCAAGAAGCGTTAATTGTCTCCACGTTCTTCTTGCTGAGTCCAATATGGAAGTTCCATATGGAGAATGTTTGTCATTGCCAAGAACTCTAAAGTGTGCAATTTGCCAATTTTCGAAAGTTAAGCCACCAGAATTCCATTGAAACTGTACATAGTTTGAGTTTGTCTTATCTTTTCCTTCCATTCTTTCGATTTGGCTTGAAGGAAGGCCGAGGCCGCTAGTTACGCCAAGCTTATCATCTATATCTAGATACAAAAAGAAATCGCCATATTTGCACATATTTCTCGACCAACTAAACAAGTTTGATTCAAGATTAAGTGTCTTAAAATAGAGAGTTTCCAATACTGCTCTGATTTCTTCGTTTGGACATTTAATTCTTAACATGTTTGTCAATTCGTTAGACGTTGTGATTTCATCAGCATAAACGTCTAGGGCTGATGCGATTTCTGCCATATATTCCATTTGATCAAAATCGATATATCTATCTCCACGATTCTGAGCCTGCATTGTTTTTGCAGACATATTTTCATAAGTCTGATACTCTGCTTTCTTAAATTCTAATCCTTGTGCGGATTTAAATGAAAATTTGTCTAGCTGTGTTCTTCTATAACGACTTTGTGTTTGTTGGTTATAGTTCGAAATTGGCCCAGAGAACAATTTTGTCAATTGTTTGAACAATATCGAATCAGTATTTCTAGTATTTTTTATTTTGCTATCTGCCATTATTATCCCTTAAATATCCATAGAAAGTCTTTTTGCAATTCACGCTGCTTTATCACATCTTCAGCATATCTGCTGGACCTGTCATAGTGTAGCATTCCGGGTATACTTGTACTTAGTACTTTATTCGATTTTGTCATACTTGTCAAGATAGCTTTTTGATATTCTATGTCAATAGTTGCTGCATAAAAAACTGTATCTTTAACCCAACACGCAATTGCCAAGGACATTACTAAGTCATCGTTATACCCTGACATTGCTTGTGGACGACCGTGGTGCCAAATAAAGGTTGTCAATTCGTTATAAGATCGAATAGAATTTATTTTAATCATCTTTGAGCGAATAAACTCTTCAAGCTTAGATAGGATCAATGGTCTTGATTTGTGTGAAGTTGTAAAGCCGGGAACCGTATTTGACATATTTTCTGCTGCATGTTGTTCCACAAACTCGGCCGAACCTTTGGAAGAATGATATACGTTTTTGTACCCCATGCTTATAAGCTTTTCCAGTATAGAAAAGCCAAGATTGTTGTTCTCTACGACTATCATACAGTTTCCGTACTGAGTGCCTGTGTTAAATAATAGTCTAGCAAATTCTTCTATATTTAACTTGCCTTGATATTCTGCTGCTTGTTCCATGGTGTTCAAGTTTAACATATGGAAAACTGAAAAGTCTTTTCCATCGCCACGGGCTACGTCGGCAACTAAAAGATATTTGCATTTTATATTGTATTCTTTCCAGACCCATAAATTCCTATCAATACCAAGTCTCATTTTTGGTTCTTCATGGGCAGCAGAAAGATATTCAAGATCAGCAGCATCAATTACTGTTTCGCCAGAAGCATTAAAACTGCACTCATATTCTTGTGCAACTTCACGTTTGGAAAGGTTTTTGGTTTCTTTTTCAAACCATTCTTGATTTCTGTCCGGATGAACCGTCCAATGCAGTTTGATTGGATTAAACTCGTTTGTTCCACTCTCGGCATCAATATATGCCTGATGAAACCAATTTCCAACTCCGTTTGGTGTTGATATGGCAACACAACGGCCACCTGTGGCCATCGTTGGATAAAGGCCAGCCCAAAGCTCTTGCATCCCCTCGATAAATCCTGCTTCGTCCAAGACTAAAAGGGACAGTGCCTCTGAACGTCCTGCATCGCCAGACGTAGCAGAAGACTTTATTTGAGAACCATTTGAAAGTTCAAAAGAAGTTCTATTATCTATTGCTACTGTGGCAATCGTCAACCATGCAGGAACACTTTTGATAATATATTTTACTTTTCTTACAAGATTAGAGGCCGACAACAATTTTGTTGCCAAGACTAAAACGTTCTTGTCTCTATGAAACAACATTAGCCAAGCAACATAGCCAGCAACTACGGTTGATAAACCAAGCTGTCTGGCCTTTAAAATTATGTTGAATCTATGATCTTGAATGTCTTTGATTGCAGCCTCTTGAAAAGGATACATTCTAAACGGTATTGGACCCCTTTGGGGGTGTGAGATTTTTGTGTATGTATTTATAAAATAAACTGGATTCTTACCGCACTTTAATATTTCATCTTGAATTTGCTGTTTGGTAAGTTTATACATAACATCTTATTTTATTTTTGTACTAACGTTTATTGGTGCCTTTGCTTTTTCTCTGCCCAGTTCAAGAAACTTTCTTGTTATATCTCTTGTAATGTCTTCTGACGGAGGAGATACTGACTCTACATCTTTGAGCGATGCGATCTTGTAATTCTTTTTTACCTCAACAGATGTTCTCTGTCTGGAAACTGGCTGCACCAAAACACTTACGACTCCAATTGGAGAAAGCGTAACTGTATCTTTGGTTATGGACTTATATTCTTTTTTGAGGAAAGAAACAATTTTTTCAATTATTGTTTCCATTTCTCCTTCAAAATCTTTTGTCATATATACGTCCTGCAATCTAATGTCTGCGGTATATACAACCGTAAGCATATCGCCGCTTATCTTTATTTTGAATCCATCAATAACTCTTGAATCCAATAGTGGGTCACCTTCTTCTCTCTTAAGACCAACAGAACGAGATTTACCATCTGATGCGTACTTTTCAACATGCGAACCATCATAAACATTTGCTGCTGCTTGATGAAGCCCTTGAATTATTTCGTATGTCGTTGCCATTTATTAATAATCCTCCCCCATTGATTCCCCACCATCTTCACCCATATAAGAATCATAAACCTCTTCGTCTTGGTGCAACTCTTCAGACTCCTGATCATATTCAAGAGCATGCTTTACATCGCCAATCATTCCTGCCATTTGAGATACTTTTGATTGCATCCATTCTGGCAAGTCATCATAATCGTTGATCATATCGTGAAGCTCTAAGGCATAATTTCCAATCTTATATAATTGAGATTTGGTCATATATCCTTCGTCATCGCTTTCGATATCGGAACCGCAAGTATGGGGTTCACTATCAACATCGGAATGCATTTCAAGTTCTTCTTGAATTATTTCCTTTAATCTTGTCATAGTTATTTTCATTTTTTATTTGGCCTCCATCCTGCCTTCCATCTTTCTTCTCTTCCTTCAACCCATTGAACATGGCATTTGAAGCAGCATTCGAACCTATTCATGTACAAATCATCCTTCAAATCAAAGGAGTATAAGGCACAAATTGGACAAGTTCTATTGCTATCTTTATTAAGTAGTTTTTTAGAAATAAAAACACCATTAACATTGATTTTTTGATTATTATCATTCTTTTTTTCAATATGAGAAAGTTCCTTTAGTTGTTCGATGTATGCTTTTTCTTTTTCTTCGTTCCAATTGTGCTTTGGGTTCGCTATTGCATCTTCTCCGTATTTTTCAGAAATTGCTTTTTCTATTTTAGCTATTTCGTTTAAATCTTTCATAATTCCTCATTTATTGATTTTATTCTCTGGATACCAAACTTCATTTCCTCTTTTATAGTTTTTGCATTTTTCCCAAAGCTTTTCATTAGTAAATGAAGGATCGTTCCATCTTAAATAATTATTTGGAAGCAAATAATAGTTTCCATCTTCCATGGTAATTAAATGTAAAGGCTTATGTTGTTGAGGCAACCTACTAAAACCATCATACCAATCAATTACGATACCGGTTGATAATCCATTTAAATTTTCTTTAAAATAATTTACATCAAGACCTTCTAAGTGGTTTAAGCATGTAACGTCTATGTTTATGCCCATGTTACCCCAAGGTTGTAATTGTCCACTTTTTCTAGATACAAAAGAAGTTTTATGATGAATTCCATGAAGCGGTACACCTGTCCAGTGTGCGCCAGTTTCTAAAAGCAAATGAGTTAATAAAACTTCACCTTCTCTCGCAAACACTCCATGCCAAATTGCCTCAGTTAATCCCTCGCCTCTATCTAAAAACTTATTTTCGACATAAACATAAAGGATGTTTGATATGTTGGCGTGTCTGCTCATAATTTATTGCATTTGCTCGTAAGCGTAGATCATTCCGATTGATGTTCCTATACCGGCAATAAATCCAATGCCGATCCATAGTGGTGTATGGTTTGCTGGATTCTTTTTAAGAATTTCATAAAGCTTATCGAGTTCTTTATCTTTCTCGATCATTAATGCTTCGTTTGTTTCTTTGTAGATGGTAAAGTCGTATGTTACCTTTTGCACTTCTAGCTCACACTTTATTTTTTCTTCCTTAAGAATATGCTCGCTGTCTATTTTGCATCGTTCAAGCTTGGCATCTTCTTGCGTGAACATTGTTGCCATGGCTTCTGGACGTATAAGGGTGCCAGAGAAAGGTGCTGGCTGACCTTGTTCTAATTGCTTAAAGTCCTCTGCTTGTGCTAAGTTGCACAATAATAATAAACTAATTAGCACTTAAACCATACCTTTTTGAGAGTTCATCCGAGATAGCTGACGGGTTTTCTTTAAACTTCTTGCTCAATAGCTTTTGATGTTTTTCTTGAGTTTTTCTTAACTCAACGATTTCATCATCATATCTTTTTTTCTCTTCTTCTATTTTTGCCTGATATTCCTTGAACATCTTATCGTATTGTATTCTTTGTTCTTCCATCGCACCTTGCAAGATCTTTATTTGACCATCGGAAGATTCTTGTAATATTTCAAGAGTTTGTCTCATTTTTGCCGTGGATTGATAAGAATACAACGGAACAAAGATCATGTAAGCTATAGCCAGCATGATCTTCCAATATTGCTTAACGAAGTTAAATATTGATTTTATCTTTTCCATGAACCTCGGCATATTTTGTCAGTATTTCAATAAATAGTGTTTGAAACTTTTTTGTACTCCACCTTTTCCAACCATTATGTTTCTTTATAAAGTTTCGTGTTTCATCATCTAACTCTAATGTGACTTTAGCACCACCATCTTCGGTATCAACAATGTCTATTACTTCCATTTTAAATTGAGACATAAGCATATCCATCCTTTTTTTCTATTATAATTATTTGATCAACTATATCTTTCAACGCATCCATATGGGAAATAAGCAAAACAACGTCGTAGCAACTTTTTGCCATTTCTAATATTCTGGTCAATCCTTCTATGTTCTCTCCGTCTAGTGCTGTTCCCGGTTCGTCAAGCACAATGAAATTTGCTCTTGGCAAATTGGATACTTGAAGAAATGCTAATCTAATAGCTATTGCCGCAATAGTTTTTTCCGCACCAGAACCCATTTCAATTGGACGAGGATCGTATTTTGGATGCTTTATAAAGACATTTAATTTTGTTCCATCATCTTCAAAATATACTTCAAAATCTACGATGTTCGAAAGTACTTTTGAGATCTCCATATTGATTACTGGAAGTTTCTTTTTGATTATCTCGTAAGAAATTCCATTTGCGTGCATGCATCGCATATAATAATCATATGCTGCAAATTCATCCCTGTAGTTATCTAGTTCTTGCTTTTCTGTTTTTAGTGTCTCAACCTTATTTGTTAAAGAACCAATTTTAATATAGGATTCAATTGTCTCTTTGTCAAGCTTTTCAAACTTGCGGGATGCTAAATTTAATTCTTTATTGAGGACTATCTCTTCTGTTTTAAGGTTATCAATTTTAGAAAATAGTTCGTTGTTCTTTCTAAAGATTTCTAAAGTATTTTCTATAATAACCAATCTGCTGCTCGATGTTCCAATCTCTTTTTCAATTCGATTGATATCAATTTGAAGTTTTAAGGATTTTTTCTCTGTTTCGGCTTTCTTCAAAACAATTTGTTCATATTTTGAAATTTGTGAGTCAAGCTGTGATGCGTCGAAATCTTCGATTTCTTTGGAAACTTTAGAGTGTTTATCCCCATCTTCCTTTATTGAATCGTTGATTGCTGGAATTTGCTTTTTTGCTTCATATGCATCTTTCAAGAATTTGCATGTTGGAAAGCTGGTTCCACAAGGAATCTCGCTTAGAAGTTTAATTTTTAAGTTAAGTCTCTCGGCATCCTTCTTGTTTGTGGAAATATCCGAATGTAAATTCTTAAGTTCTGTTTGTTTTTTAACAATGAAATCTTTTTTGCCTTTCAACTCTTTAATGTCGAAATTCTTAAAGAACTCTTCCATTTTAGATAGCAAGCTCTTAGCTTCGTCAGATTCTCCCTGCTTTAATAAAAGCTCTGTATTTAAGTTTTCCAAATTCTGAGAAAGTGTTTGCTTCTCGTTTAAAACATTCTCTATATCAGTTGCTTCTATGCCACACTCTTTGGTATGCGCTTTAATACAAGAATTCAGATTACTGATCTGTTCTTTGATATCAGAAATATTTATCTTTAGCTTTTCTGACTCGGCAGCATTACTATGGATAGTTTCATTAAGCTGAGAAAGCTGCCCTTCATTCTCATTGATCGCAGAATTATAATCCTTTCCTTCTATCTTTTTCAGCAGACCTTTTATATTTGCCGACTCTTCTTTGGCAATTTTGAATTTTGCATCAAAGATATCCAAGTCGAGAAAACGAGCAAGAATCTCCTTTCTATGAGTCGATCCATCACGAATAAACGACATTGAATCCATTTGAGAAGAGAAGGACGTTAACATAAAATCATCGATTGTACCAAAGATCTTACGAATTCTCTTATCCGTATCCGTTCTGGATAGTTCGTTCATCTGCTCCCATTGATTTGTCACAGGATCAAACAGGTTTAATGCCAATTCTGTTTTTGCTTCCTCTGTGGTTTCACCTTTAAGCTTCTTTGTATACTTCTCAGCTTTTCGTTCTATATGATACTCAAGATCGTCTACTTCGATAACTACTTTGCCACGACCACTTTGTTTTGTTTGGTTGATTACATTAGTGGTTTTTCGTTCGTTTTTCGACGTTGTATTGAAAATAGAATAAAGGATGCTATCAATTATCGAGGACTTTCCTGAATAGTTCTTTCCGAATATTCCAACAACTCCAGAGAGTTTGGAAAAGTCAATGGAGTTTCCATCGGCATAATTGAAAAGATTATCCCACTCTACACTCTTTAGCTTCCAATCTATATTTCTACCGACCTCTTCAACTGATTGGATTTGAATGTTATAACGATTATTGATTTCAAATATATGTTGTAGCATATCATCTGAGAGACTGAAATCTTTTAAGTATTCTGCCATTAACTTTTCTTGTACTTTCTGATTGCGTAAGTTTTCTTTAGCTGATATTTTGTCACCAACGACATTATCGGCTCTATTTACGTTTCTCGTTAAGAAAGAAATTGATTCTGGTTTGAATTTATCTTTTGCAACATCGGATGCTTTCTTCATCAATTCTGTTGAAAGATTATTGCTTGAAAGCAAACGAAGTCTTGCACCCAATGGAACAGAGGCATTAGATGGAACTTTTCCTTCTTCTGTTAGCTCTATTGTGCAAAACGGATATGGATTTAGAAGCTGCACATGTTCGATATGATAATCTTCTTTTCCTTTTATATCCCATAAAAGGAATCCTTTATCGTTTGTCTCGCCATGGTTTTGCTGGATTAGACTACCGGGATAACGGCAATGTCCAGCAAAGTCCAATGATTGATTAGTCTTGTGGATATCTCCTAAGAGTGCATAATCAAATTTTTCCAATACGGAAAACTCGATATCTCCATGAGTCATAGTAAAGTTCTTGTCTGTCTGTGAACCTTTCACAGAACCGTGGAACAATGCTATATTTGTTTTCGTTTCATCGACGTTCAAATCCCAATTTTCTTCGTCAACAATTGAAAGAACGTGAAAATTAAAATCATCGAATAAAGTAAACTTCTCTGAGTACTTATGCAGGATGATATTGGGGTTCTTTAATGCATCAACGATTGGTGTGATTGCATCTTGTCGATCTTTATTGGTTAAATTTAGATCGTGATTGCCTAAAATAATGTGTAATGGAGCAATTGAAGACAGGCTTTCAAAAAACTTTGCTGTCATTTCCACAAAAGATGGAGAAATTTCCAGCTTGGTATGGGCAGTATCGCCAGTGTTTATAATAATATCTGGCTTTAGCTCTCTTGCTTTCTCGTATAAAGATTCAAAAATCTCACTGTATTGCTTGTGATATTTAAAGTTTTTGACATGAACATCACTAATATGCAGTACTTTCATCTATGTCCTCTACTGTTATAGTAACACGTTGAGGCAAGATAGTCAACAGATTTTTTTATGCCGATTTAAATTTAGAAAGTTGTCCAATTATGCCAGCGAGTTGTTTCTCTCCTTCTGACCTAATTAAATTTTCTACATTCATAGCCAATTCTGGATTTGCCCTGAGTTCGTTGATCGCGTCAATAAATTGTTTTGCTATATTAGATGCTTTTGTATCGGAGCCTTCGTCATATTGGAATCCAAAACTTTTTCCATACTCATGAGCAGCTTCTTCATGCGACATTTCATCATGCGTTTCTTTTATCATCTTGCGAAGTATTGATTCTGTGAGTTTCATGTTGTTCCTCTTTATATTGCTCTAATTTGACTTTCTAATAGCCAATCATCAATAATTAGTTTAGAACCTCCTTTTCTCGATAGAAACTCTTTTTTTGTCATTACTCCAACGTCTTCATAGCCAGATATATCAATCTTGTGAACTTTGATATCATAATTGGCCAGCTTCTCTATAATAAGGTTTGACTTTTTTTCTGCATCCGGATCAAGAGCAATATACACCGTTGGATCGTACTGGACAATTTTGTTAAACAATATTGAACCTTCATGTAAGGTAGAGCCAAGCAATGGAATTGAATTCTCTGCTTTTATAGCATCGAACACCCCTTCTACCAAAATAATATCTTTATTCCAATCTATAAAAAGTTCGTTGAACACAACATCTTTAGAAACATTTGGATTCATATATCTTGGGAATTCTTTGCCGTATGCTCTGGCAATAAAATAATTGCAGTTTCCATCTTGATTAAATGAAGGTACAATTATACGTCCTGAGTAATCTCCCGATAAGCAAACACCAATTTTCCATAGGATAATGTCTTGTTTTGTTAATCCACGATCAAGTAAATATTTAATAGCGAAATTGGTTGTAACAGGAAGATTCTTGTTTGCCAAAGAAATAAACTCTTTTGGTAAATCAACAATTTCTTCTACGAGTTCTTTCTTGCTTTCGAATAAATCCGTATTCAATCGAGAAAGATCCACAATATTATGGAGTTTGTCCCACTCGTAAAGGTGCGAGGGAGATAGTCTATTTTTTAATAACCTGCGGATATTCTTGCCACGAACATCGCAAACCCAGCATTTAAAATTGTTTGAAAGCAGGTTAACGCTTAACTTGCGTTTGTGGTGCTTGCAGAACGGACAAAAAAACAACAACTCTTCGCCAGACCTGACGTACTCTCCAAGTGCTGACGAAATCAAAAAAGTTTTGTTATTCATGTTATTAGTATATCACGAATGCATGTGCTTTGCAGAAAAATCTTTATAGAATCTGTAGACCGTATAAGGCAATCACGATAGCATCTGCTTTATCATCGGTGCCGGGAACAGGATTCCCGTGGGCTGTCATATTATAAATAAAATCTGGATGGTTCTTCTGAACATATTCTATGATGTGCTTTTTAGTTTCGTTCTGTTTGGTTCCTTTGGGAATTTTAATTCCAAGACCATTTCTTGCTGCTCTAACGTTGATCATTCTGGGCAGGAATTCAAATATATTATAGACAGAATAGCTGCACATGCCATTAAATCTTTGTAGCTTTGCCATGGTAAAAGCAGTTGTCTTACCGGAAGAAAAAGCAATAAAAGGTTCTTCAACAAAAACATCAGTTATAATGTAGTGTTTTTGAAGTTTCAGAAGTTTGTTTTCTAGAAATTTTGCTTTCTCCTCTAAAGGAGTTTCTGGCTTAAATTTGATCACATCGGTTGTAACTATTCTTTTATCAAGGTCTATGACGGCAATACCAATTTTTGATGTACTTACGTCTAAACCCAATACCATCGGGGTTTCATTCATATTTTAATTCCTATATTTGTTAATCTTATTTCTGTCTAAACTTCGAAATAGTACGCTGCCTAAAAATCGATCTTCATTTTAAATGTTAGATCTCGGTCCTCAGTTTTCTTAACCGGTTCTGCAACATTTGCAATAGCAATGAGGTTTTTATTCTCGTCATATATGCCTATCTTTGTAATATAAGTTGTTTTTTTAAAATTTGGTTCTGGATCGGAATATGATGCAGATACAGTATTTTTGATGTTAACCTCTGCTTCTCCAAATGAGTATGATGAAGAGTAGTACAAATTTAAATTTGGGGAAGTTTTATCAATATAAGTTGGATTATTAGAATGGTTTAATTCGCCTCTAGGAGCGTGTGCAAGCATGGTCAAAACAGGGACGTAGTTTGTACCCTTATAGTCGAAAGAATAGCTGTAAAGCGAGCCAGAGGCCGATCCAGTGGGCTGTAGCAGACCGTCATTCATTCCCCAACCAAAATATAACCATGAAGTGGTCTGTGGATTTGTTATGTCATCTAAGTAATTTACAAGATCGCTTTTGATTGTCCAACTTCCTGTAAGAACTAAAAACCCTTCATTATAAAGTGCCACGCCGGCAATAGAGCCAGAGCCAACAGAGCCACTTGGTCCAATCTGGATTAGTTCTCCATTTTGTCTTGTGTCTTTTATTTCTGCAATCAAGGTGCCTGTATAAAACATTTTTAAATTTATTGTGTTTTTTTCTATAGAAGAACCATAAAAAATGCTTGGTATATTTATAAGATTGACTTGTTGTTCTGATTTATCTCCAAGTGATGAAGAAAAGGCATAATGCTGAGATAATGGCAGATAATAATTTAATGTATTTCTAAGTCCATCAACGTGCGGCCTAGATTCTCCACTTACATAAAATTCTCTAATTATAGAAGCTGATAGTGGATAGCTGCCAGATATTATATCACCATAACTGAAGTCTGAATTGAATTGTGAAGTAGATACAGTCTTGAAGGCACCTAAACTTCCAGCCTTTGTTATAAACGGATAGATCAAACCAGTTTGTGCTTCGCTTCTATCAACATTTAGTTCATATAAGCTTATGGCACCCTCTGGAACTAACCCGGTAGTTGCAGTAAATGCGCCAGAAACTGCTGTCTTATTATTGTAATAGACTTTGCCTCTATG